CAACGCCCCAGACAATCCCCCTGGATAACGGGCCATCAACACTGCGAGCGCCCGCTTATCCGCCGCCACATGATTGCGCCACCACGACGCGCCGCGTTCATTCGGGAGGTAGTGATACCCTGGCATGAACGAAAAACCTACCAGCCGCACGGACGCGGCTCCGCACCAGAGCGCGACCGCCGCAGCAAGGACACCCGATGAGCAGGGCTGTTTGTCGTCCGTCCGCGCACAGAGTTCACCCTCAAGCCAACGCTTCGTGGGCTTGTCCAGCACCGACCACGTCGCTGCAGTGAAATGCAACCGCTCAAGCGCCGCCAGCGTGTAGCATTCGCTGGCGATCTTCGGCCCGCGTAACAAGAGCAGATGATTCACCGAACGACCGCGCGCCTGTTCCAGCATCGTCTGGTGCAACGGACGAAGGTTGGGATCGCCTGGCTTGTCTTGTTGCTTGCTGCCCACAACCCAAACATCCGCAGGCCGCGGCAGGCTCGAGATGCCACCGTTGACTGCGATCGCACATTCAGTCGACGACACATCCGCCAGCGGAGTCCGCAGCGGAGCCGAGCCCACGATGACGCAGGCGCGACCCTCCAGCAGGGCACGCACGCGCTCGACTTGTGTCGGGTCCGCAACGGTGGCGAGCGGAATAAGTGGCTTCATACCGCCACCGCCTGAGGAAACACGTCGCGCAACGCTCGGATCGGGAAGACGCGCAAGGCGGAATCAGGGCTGCAGTTCACAACCTCGACCCCGATTTTCTTCAGCGGTTCCGCAAGCGTCGCCATGTAGGACAAGCACTGCTCGTACGGCGGCTTGGAATCATCCTGATGGCGGCCGAGCCACGCGAAGTGATCCGACGGCCGCCAGGCCCCATCGCGAAACACCTTCCCCGGCTTCATGTCGACACCGAGCAGAATGATCCGCGTCGCCCCGAAATGCACCGCCAGATTGATCGACTGATGCGCACCGTTTGACCCTAGCGCGACACGGTCCGGTTCGAGGCAGAGCCCGATTCGCGGGCCACGCTTCAGGACCATCACGTCTGCGTATGGGGTCCGCGACAGGCAGAACTTAAACTGGCCGGTAAATGCCGGATACGCCCTGCCGTTGTGGAGGTGCGCAGCCGAACACCCCTGATGCCATTTCACCATCCACTTGTCATCGGCGCCCCAGAGCGCGGTCGCATCGGGCGCGAGCACATAGCTGTCGTTGATAGCGATCGTCAGGTCGCAGTGTGCTCGGGTGAGGTCGACATCGGCCCGCGTCAGCGATGGCCCTGAGCCAAGGATCACCGCCGTCCCGCCAGTCGGCAGGAGACGCGGCACGGTGGCGTACTCGAACTTATTTCGCATCACCCACCGTAGAGCGGAGGGGTGTTGGTCGTCCGAGTCACGGCATCCTTGCCATCTTTCCCAGCGCGGCCTTCTTTCCCTGTCTTGCCGCGACGTACGGACAACTGCCACGCTTTGGATCCTTCACCTGGAGCCTCGGAGGTATCTGCCATCGCGATCCACGTGTGGCCATCCCAGGTGACGCTATCGCCCGTCTGATACGACGCGCCGGCCTGATGCACGCCGCGGTAAATGGTGGTGGGCAACACCCACGTTCCGCCCTCGATCGGCGTGCCATCTTTGAAACAGGCGGTAACGGTGCGCTGGCCGTCAAAGGCGAATGTCAGCCCTTCCAATCGGGCATCGCGGCCGTCCGCGCCATCCTTCGGCCGTGGCCAGGTCGCGAGCTCGGCCACCACAAACGCCTTGACAGCCTGCGGATCGATATCTTTTCCGTCCAGGCCGTCTCGGCCGTGTGTGCCGTCCAAGCCTTTCTCGCCCGCCATGCCCGGCAGCCCAGGAGCCCCGTCGCGGCCGTCGCGGCCGTGCAAACCGTCGATCCCTTTCTCGCCTTGCAGCCCGCGTTCTCCCGGTACGCCGTCTTTGCCGGCGAGCCCTACGGCCCCATCTTTCCCGTCCCGCCCGTCCTTGGGCACAGGCACGAGCGCCGCGACACGCGTTACTAGGGCGTCCACGTCGACCGCTGGCGCATCTTTGCCGGCTGGTCCTGCGTCTCCCTTGTCGCCTGGTGTCGGCGCAGGGAGCCGCTCCAGCACGGCTGCGACGACTGACTCCATGGAGAGAACAGCGCTCTTACCCGACGGCCCAGGCTCGCCGCGCTCACCTGGCGGCCCTGGCAACCCGTGGGGCACAGGACCGACGTCGACACTCCGGCCGTCTGTGAAATGTGCCAACAGACGCCCGTCAGCCGTCACAACCAGCGACGCAACCCCAGCGCCTGTTTCGCCCTTTTGACCAATCGGTCCGGCTGGACCAAGCGCCGGGTTCGTCTCGAGTTCCATGATCCGCAGTTCCAGCGATGCGTTCTTCTCGAGCAGCGGCGCCATCGCGTCAGCAATGGCAGTGCCTATGTCGTCGCGGTTCGTGGACACGGCTCTACGGGTATTAGCCTCAAGTTCGGAGGCTCGTTCAGTCGCAGCCTTCAGATCGCGTTCTAACGTGGCGACGCGAGCAACCACAGGAGCCATGGCCATCTTCATGGACTGCACGACTTCAGCCGCAAACGCTTCCAGTTCCTTAGCCTGCATACGACAGCCGTGAAGGGATACCCTGTGGTATACTGCGCCCATGCCAACAGTCTGGGTTGTTGAGCAAGGCAGCTATTCCGACTACCGCGTGGTCGGCGTGTTTTCGTCTGAAGCTAACGCTAAACAGATTGCAGACGCGCTCGGTGGTGATACGCGCGATGCGACTGTAGCTGAGTGGCCGATCGATCCGGTGATCAACGAACTGCGGCAAGGCTTCAAGCGCTACCTTGTAGACATGCGTAAGGACGGAACAACCGAGCGGTGCGAGCCATTTGAAATCAGCGGTTACGATCTGGCTGGCTCTGTGCGGATGTGGAGACGGACGCAAGCGCCTGCCTATCGTGGTAAGCCAGATAAGCCAGACATCCTTCAGGCGGATATTTGGGCGAAAGATGAGACGCACGCAATCAAAATTGCAAACGAGCACCGCACGCGCATGATTGCGTCTGGGGAGTGGCCGCATGATTAAGCAGATGATTTCGTTCACCGACCCACAGCGGCACTTCCTAAAGCGTGAGGCTAAGCGGCTTGGCATCTCCATCGCCGAACTGGTCAGACGCATCATCGATGCGCATATTGAAGCGCCACGATGACTGAGAAGGTGTGTAGATATTGCGGAGTCAGCAAGCCGCTTGATGCCTTCTTTAAAATCGGACGAACTACCGGAGAAAGACCGTCCCGTGGCGCGTATGGCTGCGTACCGGACTGCAAGCCCTGTATGTCGCACATCCGCAAGCCGTCTCTGGCAGATGAACGTAAGCAGCGCGCGAATCTTGATGCAGCTGGCTTGAAAAGCTGCAATGTCTGCAAAGCTATTAAGCCGCGTGCGGACTTCCCCAGGCGAAGAGCGTCGGCTGATGGGTTGTCGTGGACGTGTCGCATGTGCGCCAACGCCCGATCGGCAAAATGGAAACTGGCCCATCCGCATGCGTTCGCAGAGTGGTACGACAACAATCGAGAATGGAAGCGCCAGTGTTTTAAGCGCTGGCGCGAAGCCCATGTTGAATACGCTAGACAGTCGTATCGCACGTGGGCGAAGGCGAACAAGGGGCGGATCAATGCGATTGTCGCGAAACGGAATGCGATCAAGTTGGAGGCGACTCCACCATGGGCGGACCACGTCGCAATGCGAACGGTCTACAAGGAAGCGGCGCGGTTGACCGGCGCGACCGGCATTCGGCACGAGGTCGACCACATCATTCCGTTGCGACATCCGCGTATCTGTGGACTTCACATTCCGGCCAATCTTCAAATCCTCACGAGCGACCAAAACAAGCGCAAATCAAATCAGTTCCAAGCCGAACCGTCATAGAGTCCAGCGTCCGTGACTTGCCTATGAAACACCGGCGCGAACGCGGCGCGGAATCCGCGTGTATCGTTAGGCGGCGCATCGTCAGGATCGGGCTCGTCGCCAGCCGGCAACTGGGGAGGCACATTTGATGACGGTGTCGCTGCGGCGGCCTGATCGCGCTTATCTAAAGCCGCGAGGCTAGTGTTCTGAACCTGCAAGTACGGCGTGTCGCCGCCCTTCACCGGCCCGAGATTGAGATCCGACCGCCCTTCATTTGGCTTTAACACGCCCGCGCCGACGCCCTTGCTGATGACGTCCATCATCGTGGCCGAATCCATCCACAACAGATCCTTGACGTTGAACTGTGTGCCGAGCCGCACACCGCCGATCTTGTCAGGGCTCAATCCGAGACCTTTGTCCATGACCTGTTCTAATGACGTCGAGAGCGGCTGAATGCATTGTGTGTAGTACTGAACGTTCAGCGCTTGGATGTTGTTGTACGGAGGCTGAGGACCGCCGACCAGATACCAGGGCACATGGAAGGCCACGGCAATCGCTTGCGAGGCGGCGAGCCACTGTTCATTGAGTTGGGATTTGTCCGCAGGCTGCGCGAGCGGGACATATGTCAGCCCATCGCCTACGACCGCGACCTTGCCGGCGTTGATCCCGCCAAACTTCGTTTCCCATTCAGCCTTGAGCCGATCCGCAGTCGTCGGGCTGATCGCACCTGGAGCCGTGAGAATGCCGCCTGGTTGCGAATTGTTGCTGAAAAAATGTGTGCTGTTGGTTTGAATACGCAGACCGAGGATCGCCGCAATGCCCGACGCATAGAGCGGCGAGATCCCCACTAATGGATGAAACAACGGGTTCATTAAGTCGTGAATGATCTCTCGTGCTGGCGCGATCAAGACGTCGTCGCCCTGCGCCGCAAGTGGATCCAGTTTCAACTCGTAGAACACGCTGCCGTCAGGTGCAATCAACGGGCGCACACGATTCGGATCCAGGACGTAGAGAGCAACCACTACGCCGCGCTGATCACGCTGTTTTAGTACAAACGTGTTGCCCGAGCTCAGCTTGCTAATAAGCCATTGCGTCAAGAATTGAAACGGAACTTGGTACCCATTGGGCGCCCTGAGAACTGGAGAGAATGCAGGATTCTCAGTCGTGATCCAAACATCGTCGTTCTCTTCTCTCACCAACTCGAGGCGCATCTTCGCCACATCTGAAGCGATGAGTGTCATGCACGCGAAAACGGTGGGGTGCGACAGAACGTCAACGATCGGCGTAGAAATATTTTGCTGCCAGGCTCCTGCGAATCCTTCTCTGACTATGGGGTACCAACCATTGCGGCTGTCTGGCGTCATCAGGCCATTTGGCGCTTTGGTTCTGGTGATCGAAAGCCCTAGGAAGTTCATGACTTTGATAAAATAGGCCCGTGGCTATGCCGCCAGAAGAACGCAAGCGACGATGCCGAGAGGCGAATAAGCGCTATCGGGAAACACACAGCGAGCAGTGCCGCGCCTACAGACAGGCTTATCAAGCCAAACGCAAGCCCACAGACAAACAGCGCGCACACCGTCGTGAATACATGACACGGTATTTGAAGGCGTACTACGAACTCCATAAAACCGAGCAACTGGCTATTCAGCACGCCAAGTATCACGCCGATATTGAAGCGGCTCGGTTGCGATCTCGGACGCGGAGTAAAAAGGCATATGCGATAGACCCGGCCAAGCAACTGGCTCGATCGCACAAATATCTGGCAACTGAAAATGGCCGCAATAAATTTCAGGAGCGCTACAAGGAGACTGTTCACGCTCGCAATAAGAGACTCCGTGAATGGAAACGCCGACATCCAGATCGAGTGAGCGTCGATCACGCTAGGCGTCGCGCCACTCGCATGAGTGCGATGCCACCGTGGACAAACGCAAAAGATATGCGCGCGGTTTATAAGCAGGCCCAAAGGCTGACGGCTGACACAGGCATTAAGCACCATGTCGATCACATCGTTCCCTTGCGAGGCAAGACCGTGTGTGGCCTGCATGTCGTCTGGAATCTGCAAGTTCTCACCGAAACCGAGAACTGCCGGAAATCCAACAAGCTGATCGCGGCCTGACGTCACTCTTCCGCCTGCAGATCGCGCCGCTGATACGTGGCCGCCGCTGTCTCGGTTTGTGCTTTGCGTGGACGCCCGCGAGACCGCTTCACCAAGCGTGGGGCGGCGCCGTGCGCGCGTTGTTCCTCTTCAGGCGCAAGGATCGCGAGGCCGCTTCGTTTCAACCCTGGCGATTCGGTCCAGTCCGCGACTAACCGATCGCCGGGCTGATAGGACTGGCCTTGAAACTCCAGCGGCTGCTGCACGATGAGTACGAAGGTATTGGCCATAAGCAACAACACCGGAGGCCCCGTTATGCCGGAGCCTCCGGTGGCTGGATTACGTAACCAGAGTTAAGCGGCCCACCGCACGTCATCCATCCAGACGACGGCCGTCGATCGCAGCTTCGCCCAGTTGATGTACCGCTCGCAGCGGATCGCCATGCTGTTGGTCTGGAACATCGACACCAGCGCGGATCCGGTCGGCCCACTCGGCGAACCCAAGGCACCCGTCTCCATCACCGGCTGATCGTCCATCTCGAGCGACGCTTCGCGCGAGATGTCCACCGTGAAGCCGCCATCGTCCGCCAGCGCGACCGACGGCGCATGCACCAGAAGCACTTTGTTGTTCGCCGGCGTGTGGCTGAACAACAGGTACTGCGAGGTGATGACCGGGATCCCCTGCCACGTCCCACCGCTCACATTGATGGTCGGGAAGGCGAGCGCGCCGAGCGAATCGCGCATCAGCGACAACTGCAACGCGACGGTGTTCGGCATGATCCAGACGCACTCGGCGACGTTGAGGTTGTTGCCGATCATCGCGTTGAAGAACTGCGCGATGTCCGTCGTGACGTTCGCCAGTGACGTGCCGCTGTCGTTCAGATTCGTCACGCCGTTCGTGATCGAGGCCGGCGAGACGTTGGCGACCGCCGCTTTGCTCGGATCGACGAAGTCGATGTCCATCCGCTCCTGCAACGCCCTGGCGATTTCCCGACGCACCATCATCTCCGCAGACGGCGAGGAGAAGCGTGCGAGTTCATCCGTGATCGAGATGATCGCTGCGACCTTCGCCCAATACAGATTCGTCGAAAACGTGCCGAAGCGGGTCAGCGGCTTGGCCTTCCCCTCACCGACCCAGTACCCCGTCGCGCCCGAGTTTTGCCCGGTGATGCGCGTGTTGAACGGCACCGACGTCAGACCAGGAATCCGCCCGAGCAGCGTCTGCGGGCGCAACCAGTCAACGAATTCCGACGAGGGCGTCACATTGACCAGCGGCTTGGCGAAGAGGTTGTCCTGCGTACTACCGGCGGCGATGTTGTCCTTGATCAACCACTGAATCCGAGGATTGTCCGGATAGTGGGTCTTCGCGAGTTCCAGCGCGGACACGCCGTGCTTGAGCGCCGCCATGCGGCAAATGATGTAGCGGGCGAATTCGATTCCTGGCTCCAGGTTCGACTTCACTTCCACGCGAGAGACGTTCTGGCGCGAGGTGTCTCGGACGTCGACATCGGCCGCCTTTGCATAGACGGGACGCGCGAGCGCGGCCTGTGCGGCTTCCTTCGCCTTGAGCCGTGTCACTTTGCCGGTGAGCGCTGTCACCGTCTCGGTCAACGCATCACGCTCGTGGAGTTCGTCGGCTTCGAGCGTGCCATCGGCGCCTTCGCGTGTATCGAGTTCGTCGAGGCGCGCGGACTTCGTGGTGAGTTCGGCAATCGCCGCGGTGACCTGTTCGGAGATGTTCGGAGTCATGCGCGCATCCTTCTGCGTGCAACGGCCCACGTCGGCAGGCGAGGAAGTGGAGCGCCGCGCATCAGCGCCCGACAGGGCAGATGCCGACACAGATTTAATGAAGGCGATCGAGGCGTCTTGATTTGCGGGAATCGTCACCGCCGAGAGTTCCAACCATTCCCACTTCAGAAACCGCTGGCCGCCCCACGGATCTTTCGGGTTGAGCGGTTCCATCTCGAGCGCCTTGAATCCGATCGAGAGCCCGCGCACGAGCCCCGCTTTGATCAGTGTCCAGGCGCGATCGATTTCAGGGAGGCCGATGTTCTTGGCAATCTGCGCGCGAATCTTGATCCCGCTCTTCGTCACCGTGGCGCTGAGGACATGCCCGATCGGCTGATCAGGTTTGTGCTGCCAGAGCAACGGCATCGGCAGCTTGAAGACGGCCCCGGCCGACTCGATCACGTCGCCGACGCGATCCACTTCTGGCGTGGACGCGGTGCCTTCAATGAGGCGCTGATCCTCGTCGACCGACTTGAGCGTCAGGAGGCTATAGGCGCGCTGATTCACCGTAAGCGTAAGGCTACGGTCAACAGGCGGCTAGTCTGTATTTTTAGGTTTTTTTGCCAGTTCTCGGCGGATCACTTCAGGGACGCTCACGTCTTCACGGAGGGCTTGCCGGCAGTATTCGTCCAACTGTCGAGATGGGAGGGTCAAGGTGACCTTTGAGGACGGATCGTGTGGATCCAGGGCGGGACGTCCTGCCATTACTGGGCTCCCCCAAGAATGATCATGTCGTACGTCGGCAGCTTTACGGAGTTGTTGCGCTCCATGACATCGATCGCCATAACCAGGGCCGCCACGCCGTCGATCCGTTCCGTGCTGACCTTCTTGGAAATTTTCAGGTTCCCTGTGGCATCGGTTTCCACTGATACGTTACTGACGCACCAGCGCAACACCGGATGACCGTCATGTCTGAGCGTGCGCGAGAGGATGGCCTTCTCGAGTGCCTTCGTTGGCGCTGAGAGGCTCGAGAAGCCCTGCCGCATAGGCACACAAGTAAAGCCGTCCTGTTCACTGAGGCGGGTCACGAGATCGGTCGCATTCCACGGGTCATATGCGAGTTCGCGAACATCAAACTCCGCGCTCCAGTCTTTCAGTGACTGGCGGATGTACTCGTAATCGACCACGTTGCCTGGTGTCGCCGTCAGAAAACCGTCTCGCGACCATTGGTCGTACGGAACACGATCCCGTGTCACGCGTTCCTTAATCGAGTCCTTCGGGACAAAAAATTCCGCCAAGACATCGAACCCGTCGTCATCAGGGAACACGCCAACCTTGGCCGACAAGTCCTTCGTGCTGGACAGGTCAAGGCCCACGTAACAGCGACGGCCTTTAAGCGATGAACGATACTCAGCGCGCGTCATGCGGAGACCACGCAGCACGCATCCCACGCCGGCATCTGGATCCAGCGCGACGCCTGCTCCGTCCACTGATTGAGGTACAGCCGCCGAAAGACGTTTTCCTGGGCTGGGATTTCCTTGGCCCGCGCAGCAGCAATGCGCATTTCCTCGAGGCTGCGGAAATCACCGAGTGCCGGGTTCGCTTTCTTCCACACCTTTTCGTCGGTCCAGTCTGAATCAATGGGCGCTTCAAACAAGAGCGGCAGAAATGTGGGGTCCAAAGACGGATTCTCGTGCACCTTCATCGCGTGCGAATAGAGTTCCCAGAGGATGGAATGCCGATCAAAACCAGCCGTGCTGATCGCGAGCGTCAGCGGTTGCGATCTGGCGCCTTGCGACGTCGTCAGCACATCCCAGAGTTCGCGACTCTCGGCCGCGTGCAGCTCGTCGTAGATCACGACGGAAGCGTTAAACCCATGTTTGGAATAGGCTTCCGCGCTGATGGCGCGGTAAAAACTGCCGCTCTTGCGATGGATGATGCGCTTCTGGGAATCGACAATCTCGACCTGGGCGAAGAGTTCCGGATCGTTCCGGATCATCTGCGCCGCCACGTTGAACACCAGCGACGCCTGATCCTTGTCCGCAGCGGCGCTGTAGACTTCCGCGCCGATCTCGCCGTCAAAGAGCAGGAAGTACACCGCGAGCGCGGCGGCCATCTCCGTCTTGCCGTTCTTCCTGGGCAGCATCAGCAGACAGGTCCGGTACTGGCGCCGGCCGTCCTTCCGCGTCTTGAACAATCGTTTCAGGATGGCGACTTGCCACGGACGCAGATCGAACGGCTGGCCGGCGAACGGGCCTTTCGTGTGGGTGAGTTGGTTCACCAGGCGGATGGCGCGCGCGGCGTGCGTTTCGGTCTTCATACGCGCCACCGTCGCCTGGCCTGACAGAATCGAGCAGACCAGCGCCACCAGTGTGGACAGCCGTTATTCCCGCCACAGGTCCAGAGGCGCCTACGCACAGACGGCCTCGCCGACCTTGACGGCCGTCTGTCCGGTGAAGACTTCCCAGCGATCGATAATGCACTGGCAACACGCTGGCGCAATGTCCATCGCGTCGGATCCGGCACCAGATCCTT